CAGGATGCCGCGGTCGCTCTGGCCGAAATGCTCTTCCGAATGCACGGTTGTCGGACCCTGGCCGACCTGCGCCTCATAGTCCCCCGGGAATTGCCGGTGTTCCTCCTCCGTCATTTCCCACCAGAATTTTCCGTTGAATTTTGAGCGCATGCGGCCGATGTCGCCTGCGTTCTTCACGCGGCCTGCGACATAGATGCGGAAAGAGGTATTATCAATGGGCAATGTCCAACCGATTGACTCGACCCGAGCGAATTGCGCCACCCGCGGATTGGGTACCACCCGCAAGGTGGGGAGAGCCGCCTCCGTCACCCGGTAGAAGACCTGCGGACCGATCGCACGGTCACGCCGCGCGGCGACATCTCGAACGAAACTTCCGGCATCGAGGCCATCACATTGGTGAATTGTGGGCCGCTGAACGAGCCGTGCAGGACCGGCACGTGATAGGGATCGACGACGTTCTCGAAATGCTGCAGCCAGTTGCAAGGAATGATCGCAGGTCCCCCGCCGCCGAGCGATGAATCGTCGGCCTCAACGAACTCGCCGTCGTCCATCTTCTCCAGACATTCGTAGCGGGGCAGCACCGGCTTTTTCCCGGCCGGCCCCATATAGGCGAAGATCAGCCCGTAGCGTTCCTGCACGGGGTACCAGGGCTGGCGGGCCGTGCCCTTGAACAGGCCGCCCTCGGGCTCGCAGGGCTGTTCGAGGCAACGGCCTTCGGTGTCGAATTTCCAGCCATGGTAGCAGCAGCGGATCCCGTCGTCCTCGACCTTCCCATAGTAGAGTGTGGTGCCCCGGTGGCAGCAGCGGGCATGCAACAGCCCGGCCCGGCCGTACCCAAGGCAGCGATGCCGTGTCTTTCTCCTTATGACTTTCCTTGAACCGTTTTACCCTGATGCGGTCGCACATCTCGGATTCGGCGCAGTGATTGATGACCGCTTGCGCCGGCGCTATCGCGGCCCTATTGCGCGTCGACCCCTCGCCATCCGGATAGAACTCTTCCGCCATCGAGCGGATCATGCCGGCGTTGATGTCCGCAACCAGGGTGTCGCCAAAGTACTCTTCGATCTTATCGAGGAATCGCGGCTTCTGGTTTGGGTGGGACTTGCGGTAGTGCTTCGCCGCCTGCCGGAACGTCAGGATTGCTCCTGGCCCATCGAAATGACCGTCCCAGTATTGCTTTTCGATTTCGGCAACGTAACGCGCCGCCGTGTCTTTATCGTTTGTTTGGCATGAGCCACGAAGGCGGCTTCGGCGGCCAGCCGGCCCAATCGTTCCCCGGTAATGCCACGCCTCCCCGCGCCGATAGATTTTAAGCGACATCCTTCCCTCTCCCTGATGGCATATTTAATCCGCTCCAGATCCGCCGGCTCGAACCGCTTGTTGCGTCCGATCGGAATGTAAAACGGTATTCCTACGCCATCGACAGGGTTTTCCGCCAACCAATACTGCAACCAACGCTTGGATACGCCGATCTCGGTCGCCGCCTGGGAGAGTGTCAACATTTGCGCATACTTAGCATGGGCCATACGCCAGGGTTGGCGCGCCCTGGTGGTGACCGTCCCAGATGAACCAGGCATGATTGAACGACGGGCTACCCTTGGAGTCCTCGAACCACTTGATACGTTTCGTCAGGACAACCTTCTTCGCGAAGATGTAGTGCCCAAACAAATGCTGCCGGCTCGCGGCGTGATCGAAGTCTGTCCGCAGAAGCATCGCCACAAAGCCGGCGGAAGCCATAGAGCGTACTATAAACTCGGTGGCTAACTTGTAGGGCGGGTTCGTAATGATCGCATCAGAGCGCACCGTAGGGCAACTGAGGAAGTCGTCGCCGGATTCGATGTCGGTGCAGTGTACCTTGAAGCCGTTTGCCTCAAGCACACCCGCCATCTTCCCAGACCCGCATGCCGGCTCCCAGACCGACTTGATCCTCTCCGGTATGTGCGGCACCAGGGCAGCGGTCACCCAGGCCGGCGTTTCATAAAGATCGCCGGTCTTGCGCTCGTATCCAGAATCTCTCTGGCTCACTCCGCGGCCTCCTGATAAGCCGGCGCCGCCTCAAGGTATTTGAGCTCGCGGGTCAAGTAGTATGACTCAACCACATCGCCCTGAATCCAGGCAACGTCGCCATTGACGGCCCGCACGTAACCATAGACTTCATCCTCGCTGAGCCAGACACGATCGCCGATCGCGAAGTGACGATGCACCAGCGTCACCTTGTCCAACTTGGCGAAGGTTGTCGGATAATATTTCTCGATCTCGACGCTGACCCCATCGGCTTCATCATCCACGTCGCACATGACCGTGCCGCGGATGTTGACGACGTCGCCCCTAGAAAATTTACTCATTTCTTTCGCTCCTCTAGTTTACGTGGCTTACGACCAGATCCAAAACCAACTTCTCCAGACGCTTGCGAGCGGCCAGATAATCCTCTCTTTTCATTTCGGACGCGAAGGTCGAGGTTTCCCACAACCGGCCCAGCTCAAGGACATCGTCCAGGAGTTCCCTAAATTCCTGCCGCTTCCTCAGGATGGCGTCTGCCTTTTGCTGGCTAGTCATTGCGTGCCCGCCACAGATGCACGGTCATGCCTGACGGGTTACGACCGCGCCCATCATTGGCGATCATCCCCATCCTCCGCAGCTCTGATACACGGGGCCTAACCGCCCACGGGCTTTCGTTCAGGGCGGCTGCGATCTGATCCGCACTCTGTTGCGGGTGGTCGCAGATATATTGGTAGGTGCGGTCGCGCAGTGTGCTGGCGTTGAGCCCAACTCTGAGCGCAGCCTCACGCGATGTTTCGCCTTCCTTGAAGCCTGGATTGTCCGGGTAGGATGTCACGGCAGCCCCTTGCAGTTAGTTTCGGACCTGAACTGATGATGTATCACAACCCGTTATGATTGCAAGTGGTGATCAAAAAAATGTTTACGGCCTGTTATGATCGCCAGCACAGCCAGGAATGGTTCGCAAGACCCACGATTGCCAGCCCGACCCATGTGTGTCAGTCGGACGACACGGAGCTTCATTTTTTAAGCAGAGGGGAGTTTTTTGGAGTGACGGACGTGTGGAAACGGCGGTGTGCCGTTAATATTGCTGCTCAGTTACCTGAGAGAAAAGAAGACGCGCAGGCGGTCCTGGCGGTGGTTGCGGAAATCGTGGAAGAGCATCTGTACCCAGCTCGACTGCGCTTAGTCGACGCAGTGGACGGACCAAGGACTGACGGACCCAGGCTCATCACCAGCGTGGTCCGGCCGGCGCATGTCAGCGCCACCACTGCGATGATGCTGTCTCTACTCACGCTGATTTTCACGACCCCCCTTGCGATAATTGTTGTCCGATGGTGGGATCCGATGGGGGCAATTGCCAGCTTTACCCTGGGCGTGTTTTGGGCGGCAAATCGCTTCGGCTATCGCGGGGCTTTCCCGTTGGTTTTGGCGACCGTGCCTGTTCACAATTTCTTTTTTGAGACGCCCACCTATACTATCACCCCCGTCACGGCGCACGAGTATTACGCCTTCTGCGGCCTGCTTGTCTGTTCATTCATGCGCGAGGGGACCGATCTCGCCAGGGAATACGTTGAGCCTTTGGTGCTTCACATGTTTCTGAGACTCGCCGGGACGCGGTAAGCCTCGACTACCGTTTACTAGCTGACGATTTAGAGGAGGAGGCTTCTTTAGCCTCCTCTTTTTCTATTCTGTGTCGCAGATCGAACGACAGCCCGCGCGGGTCGCCTTCCCAGAGCCATACCGGATCGAAGCCTGGAATGACCCTCCTAAGCTGGAGAGCCTTTTCCAGCGGCACGCGACGCATGCCAAGCTCAAACTGGCTCACGCCGGATTGTTGCCAGCCGACTTTCGCCGCCAGCGCGGTCGCGGAGGGGAGTCCTTCCGCCTGCCTCAACAGGCGCAATCTTTTTCCCTCTTCCGCGTATGGATATTTGCTTCTCCCAGGCATGGCCTAGATACTATACACATTTCATAATTTTCATAATAACCGGTTGTGATGCTTGACAGTTATCACGCGCTGTTATGCTTCATGCCACGCTACAGGAGCGGGCATGAAGAGGTTGGGCACCATCGCGGAAGTCATCGCTGAGCTTGGCGGGGCAAAAGAGCTTCTCAAGCTGACTAAGCGCGGTCACAGCGTCGCAATGGTTCATAACTGGACTTACCGGAATCAATTCCCCCCTCAGACCTATCGAGTGATGCAGGCCGCTCTTAACGAGCGCGGCTTGTCTGCGCCGAGCGAGCTTTGGGGGATGCAATGATTATCGCCATCTGGCTGGCGCTCCAGCTCCCGATCGCGTTTTGCGTCGGCAAGGTCATCAAGGAGATGGGTCGATGACGATCTGGTGGCAGTTTGAAAAAATCCGTCCAGGCCTCGGGGGCGACCTGGGCGGTACTCACAGCGCGGGGGCACTGCGCGCTGTCGAGGTCTTCACGTTACTCCCGCCGGCGTCCCCTGACGCGCCGGCTAACTCCCAGGGCGACGATGTCGCCGCTCGCCCTGGGCCTTCTCTTTCACTCGACTACCGAGAGGTCGCCGCGTGGTCGCTCGTCGGGGCGATCCTCGGGTTCGCCGCGTTCGTTGTGTGGTTCATCTACGTTGCCGTTGCTGACTTTGGGTTTCTGAATCTGTTTGAGCCGTAAGTACTCGATCACGTTCCGCGTGAGGGCGCAGAGCGTGATGAATGCAAGTGAGTCGTCGTCCTTCATGCGATTCCAGCAATCGCACAGAAGGCAAACCTAGAGATGATTAACTCGGACAGGATTTCGCAAATGGTTTCGTCTGCCGACGCTGAAAACGCCGCCCGCGGCGCACTGAAGGGCCTCGTTGAATACCACGACCGCCGCTCTGGATCGAAAACCGTAGCCTACGAGCTTGTCGCCGGAATGATCAACCAGAGCTCGTCGTGGGTCAAAAAGTTTCTCGCGAAACATCCAGAAGTTAAAGAACCGCGCATCACGACGTTTCTAAACATCCGGTTGGCTTACGAGGTCATGTGCAGCCGAATCGAGGCTGAAACCAGGCGCGAAGGGGAACGCGCCGCGGCTCTTAAGGATGAACTTAATGCTATTACTGACGGCTTTGTTGAACTGGTCAATCGCAAGAATAGAGAGACGCAAACTTGAGCGGAAGCTGGAGTGGCTACGTACCTGGGTGCTTCGATGGAAACATTAGTCGCAGCATGGGCGCTGGAGTTCTGCGCCCTGTTACCCTTCGCGTACGCAGCCACGATCTGGAACGCCCACTACGAATTTTTGGAGAACCTTAGCCTTGTCATTCCTAGAGCGTGAGAGGGGGAAATCGTGACATTCGGTAAGACAACAATCTGGAGGGACGAGCTCAAGACCGAGGTTGCCGAGCTCTGGAAGGATCACTCGGCAACGCAGATCGCCGCCGTCTTGGGCGAGCGGGGGCTGGTAGTCAATCGCAACCAAGTGATCGGCGTCATTCACCGCATGGGGCTCACGCACGAGGTGAAGGTCGTGCGTCATGCCAGCGACACCAACGGCCCGAGGCCGCCACGTCCCAAGCGCGAGCACGTCAAGCGCGTCAAGGGCGTCACTGGATCAATGTGGGTGCCTCGCTGTGTCGAGGTCGATCCCAGGAACGTTTCGCTTTTCGAATTAGGTGCGGGCGAGTGCAAGTTCCCCTACGGGGACGGGCCGTTCACGTTCTGCGGTCATCCGCGGAGCACGGGATCTGTCTGGTGCGATCAGCACCGTGAGCTCTGCACTGACGCGAGGGCGGCGTAATGGACCGCTTAGCAGAGCTTGAGTCAAAGGCGTTGCTCACTGATGACGAGGTCATCGAATACTTCATGCTTAAAAGTGACTGCGACATTGCAACGGCTGAAATGATGTTTGAGCAATATGCGTCTGAACATGATCCGGTCCGGCTTCAATGAGAACTCATCTCCCATCCCGCCGGCATCACGAACTGTTCACGATCGAGCACTGGGGCCAGAAGTTTCACGTCGGCATTGGCCGCGCCGTCAGCGGGTCGCCGCCGCGCCCAACCGGCCCCGTCCTGGAGGTCTGGATCAACACCGGGAAGAGCGGCACCCAAATGGAAACGCTCTTCAGGGATTCCTCGGTCCTGATGTCGCTCGCCCTGCAATACGGCGTCCCGATCTCGGACCTGTGCAGGGCGATTATGCGCGACCTCGACGGCGACCCTTCCGGCCCGATCGGGGCATTACTCGAGGTCCTGGAGTATGAACATGCCAGCGAGACTTCTGTGCTCATGGAGGCCCGCGGTGAGTGAGCTCGACACCCAGGTCGATGGCGACCACTACAAGAAGCTCGCCATCCAGCCGATCGATTACATCCACGAGAACGGGCTGGGGTACATCGAGGGCAACGTCGTCAAGTACGTGACGCGCTGGAAAGACAAGGGTGGCGTCAGCGACCTGAAGAAAGCGGCCCACTACCTGGGCATCCTGATCGAGAAGGCAAGCAAGTAATGACAATCGTGATGGGCATCGACCCCGGCATTTCGGGCGCTGTCGCCTTCTACTTTCCTATGGTCAACCGCATCGCGGTCGATGACGTGCCAGTGGCCGGCGGCGAGATCAATGCCCACGAGCTCGCACGCCTGATGCGCATTCACCAGCCGTCACTGGCGGTGATCGAGAAAGTCTCTGCCATGCCAGGACAGGGCGTGACCTCGATGTTCAATTTCGGACGCAGCTACGGCGACGTTCGCGGCGTCGTCTGTGCGCTCGGTGTGCCCCTGCATCTCGTCACGCCGCAGAAATGGAAGAAGCATTTCGGGCTGTCCTCCGACAAGGAAGCGTCCAGGTTGCGAGCGATCCGCACGTTCCCGGCTGCGGCAGAGAGTTTCAAACTCAAGAAGCACGACGGGCGGGCGGAGGCTGCATTGATTGCGCTCTATGGCGCGGAAGTCCTTTCAAAGGTGGCAGCATGAAATACGAACGTCATTCCCCGTCTTCGCTGAATCTGTTCTGCGCCTCGCCGGCAATGTTCGTCCTTGAGCGCATCCTCGGCCTCCGTCAGCCCGTGGGCGCGCCGGCGCACCGCGGCACGGCGGTCGAGGCGGGCATTACAGTCGGCCTTAAAAATCCAGACGCGCCGCTCAGCGATTGCGTCGATGCCGCGCTGAAGAAGTACGACACCATCACCGCGCTGTCAGGCGATCTGCGCACGCTAGACTACCGCGCCAGCATCGCGGGCATGGTCAAAACCGGCGTCGCTGAGCTGCGCCCCTACGGCGTCCCCGAAGACCAGGGCTTTGTCGAGTGGAGGCCAGAAGGTCTGCGTTATCCGATTGTCGGCTACTGGGACTATCACTGGCCCGAACACAACATCACGCTTGATTTGAAGACTTCCGAAAAGCTCTCCACGGCTGTGAAGGTCGCCCACGCGCGTCAGGTTGGGCTGTATGTCACCTCGAACAACGCCGACGCCCGCGTGACTTACATCACGCCAAAGAAGCACGCCACGTATCGGGTCGATTGCATAGACGACCACCGCAAGGCGCTTTACGAGATGGCGCGCCGTTGCGAGGCCTTCCTGGCGCTGTCCGACGATCCCTCATTCTTTACCTCGATCACCGTCCCCGATCTGGAGTCGTTCTACTGGGGCGCCCCCGCGGCGCGCCAATTAGCGTTCGATCATTGGGGCATCTGAGATTCCCGACAATCGGGATTGGCGAGCTCCGAGCCAGATCGGGGCATTTGGAGAAGTGAGATGAGTGTATTTGGATTCTCAACCGAACCTTCCACCGGCGGCGACTTCCTGCCGATCGTCAAGTATGACGCTCGGGCTGGGCGCTTCTTCCGCATGGATCGGGTCGACACCGGGAACGGTTTCGCCAACGATGCCGTCGACATCACCTCGTCATTCAAGGCGATGGTCGACTTTGAGAACGTCGAGGTTGGTTGGATCAATTTCCCCGCTGGCTCGGCGCCTCACTTCGCCCTGGTGCCAATGGGCACCCAGCTCCCCGCCAAGCCTAGTGAGATGCACAAGAACGGCGTTCGCTTCATGCTGAAGCTTGCTAAGGACTGCGGGGGCGACAAGCCCATCCGCGAGATCGCCGGCACCGCAAAAGTGTTTCTCAGCGGCATTGAAGCGGCCTTTGTTGCCTATCAGGCGCAGAAGGCTGCAAACCCCGGCAAGCTCCCGGTTCTGACGCTGGAGAAGACGACGCCGATCAAGAGCGGGTCTGGCGACAGGCAGTCGACCAACTACCAGCCGACTTTCAAGATTTCCGGTTGGGCGCCCCGCGGTGACTTGGCCTTCCAGCCCAAGGTGTCGGCGGCGCCGGCACAAGTGGCCGTAACTCCTCCGACTACCGGCTCGACTGTTGTGGCGCCCCCGGCGCCGCAGCCGGTCCTGGCTGGCGCTGACGACTTCGGTTGATCCCTGATGAAGCGTCCACGACAACGTGACCGGACCCGCTGCGGCCCGGTCATTTTTATAAAAACCAGGGGCAATTTCAATGACCATAAACGTCAAGGCGCTATTCGCGCCAAATAAAGAGGTCATGCGCCGCCACCTCGAGCATCTGTTTGGCGGCTACCTCGACGGTTATCACAATGGGATGGTTGAGCTGGCCTGGACTGAGCCGCTCCCAGACATCAACGGCAAGCACCCCCTCAAACACGCAAGGCTTTTCGGCACCGACCAGCTAGACGAGCTGGTCGAGGAGGCCGCGCGCCTCAACGCGCAGACCATGTGCAACGTCTACATCGGCGCCGCGCTCCGCAAGCCTGGGACGGCGCCCTTTGGCCGCTCGCAGGATTCCGACGCCTATGTGCTGACCGCGGCGTATGTCGACCTGGACGATCCTGGCGCGGCGACCGCAGCCAAGGACATCTACGGCAAGGCCAAGCCGACGCTTGTCGTGGTCACCGGCCAAGCTCCGCACACCCGCGCGCAAATGTGGTGGCGCCTGGACGAGCCGCTGACGGACCCGTCCGAATGGCCGGCGCTCTTAAAGGGCATGGCCGCGGCGATGAAGGGCGACAGCACCGTCACTAATCCCGCGCGAGTCATGCGGCTCGCCGGCTCGATCGCGTGGCCGGTTAAGGAGGGTCGCCGCGTCGAGCTGACCGACATCGCTCCGCTGCGCGAGCCTGGGCAGAGCGTCTACGCCTACGGTCATATGGCGCATCTCTTCCCGCCGATCGCGACGATGGCGACGGCGCCCGCGCCCAACGTCACCCACGCCACTAATTCCCTGGGACTCGCCACCAAGATTTCGGATGGGCGCGAGGGCTACATGACCCGCACCATTGCGGCTTGTCTGGTCGAGTACATCGGCACGACCGGCGCCGCTCCAAGTGCTGAAGAGCTGTTCGAGGCGGCGTGGCCGCAATACGAGCGCAATGTCGACTTCAGCCGCGCCGGCAGAGGCGCCGACGAGTTTGCTGAGAAGTGCGCCTACACGGTCAACCGCTTTCAGCGGGGCGAGATCCGTGGCGTCGAGGATCTCGACAAGGCGATCGAGGTCTACCGCAACAAGGCCCAGGCCAAGGCGACAGCCAACATTGCGGCCCAGCCTCAACCTGAGACAGCCCACGACGACGATGGTCCGTTCCAGGCTTCCACGCTCGCAGGGACGCCGCCTGAGCGCGAGTGGCTGGTGCCTGAGTGGATTCCCGCCGGCGCAGTTGGGTCGATCTACGGCGACGGCGGCGTCGGCAAGACACTAATCGCGCAACAACTACTCTATGCCGCCTCGATCGGCGGCAAGTGGCTCGGCCTGGAGGTGCCCAAGTGCAGGGCGCTCGGCGTCTTCTGCGAGGACGACAAGGACGAGCTGCACCGTCGTCACGACAGCATCAAACAGGCATTGGGTTTCGGAATCGGCAATCCGTTCGAGGATGCGTTTCTGTGGCCGCGGGTTGGGTTTGACAATCTTCTCGTGACCTTCGATCGGGAATCCAAGCCGACCATGTCGACCCTGTTCGAGCGGACGATGAAGGTGGTCCTTGAGAACCGTATCGGGCTCTTGGTCCTGGATACGGCGGCTGACCTTTTCGGCGGCAATGAAGTTGTTCGCGGTCAGGTCAATTACTTCATCAAGGCGGTTTGCGGCGCCTACATCAGGCGGGCGAAGGAACTCGGCTTCGTGCTGACGGTCGTCATCCTGGCGCACCCGTCCCAGGCCGGAAGGAACAGCGGCACGGGGGAGAGCGGGTCGACGGGTTGGTCTAATGCCGTGCGATCGAGGCTGTACCTGACAAAGCCCGACGATGGTTTGCCGGAGCAACGAATCCTAACGCGCAAGAAGTCGAACTATTCCGCCGCCGGCGACGACGTGAAGCTGGAGCTGATGTGGTTCAAGGGCGCGATCGTCAGGCAGGCGGACGCCGAAAAATCCGACGACGGAACAGCGGTCAAGAGCGCGGTCAACCAGATCCTGCGCAAGGTGCATGATGCGTTCGAGCGAGGCCAGCCCTACGGCAACAACCCCTCCTACGACAGTTTCATCGGCAAGCGCATCCCCGCGGAGATGCCGCACCTGGACCGCCGGATCATCGGAGCGGCGCTCGATCATATCCGCCGAAATCAGATGACAGAGTCCGCAAAAACACCGTCCGGAAACCGTCGCGGATTCCGCGTTTCGGACGATGCAAAGGTGGAATTGGGGCTCTGAAATCCATCGTCCGAACGTCCGTTGTCGGACGATGAAAAAAGGGGACTACACACATGAAATCACTGATCTTTTCAGACCATCGTCCGAAACATTTTCATCGTCCGGACGATGAAGTTTTTTCGGACAATGATTCCTTAGCAAAATCAATACGCTGGACGATGAAGACGATGATCCTCCCCTAAAGGGGGAGTGCCGCATCGTCCATGCGGCTCAACTCCCCCTGGGGCAACGGGGCAAAAACGGAGAACGATGATGGCAGCTAAATTAAAACCTGTTGTGGTGGATACGCGCCCGCTCGGCGACGGACACTCCTGGGCGCGAAGCAACGGCACCCATATCGCGGGACGAGCCTACATCGATGGCGCCGACGAGACTGCGGCGCAGATGGAAGGCAAGTGGGGAGCCGATCGCTTGCGGCTCCTGGTGTCGGCAGAGCTGCGCGAGAAGTTCGACCGCCAGCGTTACCTGTTCAATCAGGCGATCTGGCATGGCGGGCTGGAGGACGTGCGGCGCGAGTCGGGCCGGATGGTCAAGGCCTGGACGGCGCTCGATCGCGCTGCGGAGTCCGCTGGTCGCGAAAAATTTTCGCCCCTGGTCTGGGAGGTCGCGCTCTCTGACGGCTCTGTGGCGGCGATTGTGCCCGATACAGCCCACGCCAAATTGGTCAACGCGGAAGGCCGTCGACTTGCGGTCTACACGCTGGAGGAGATCGGGCGGCTGTTAGTGGCCTACCCCGACATCGCCAAGGCCAAGATGGTCTTCCCTGGCGCAGAGGTCTTTGAAGTCAGGCGATCGATCGAAGACCCAATGGCCGCGATCTGGGACACGAAGGAAAAGCTGGACGATCCGCTCTCGGACGTCGGCTAAATATTTTTCATGCCAACCCGCACATTTTCATTTTGGGGCAAATAGTAATGGGTACGGGGAAAAGAAGAGGTGATCTTTTGAGAACGCCTGCTGAAATCAACAGGGACGTCATCGAGAACGGTCCTCTTGTCACAACAATCGTTCAGGACTTTCGTGGCGGCAAGATAGAATACGAGGATCTAATCCAAATCGGGCATGAGGGATTGATTAAGGCGGCCCGCGAATTTGACGTGGGTCGCGGAAAGAAATTTTCCAAGTTTGCATCGGCCAAGATCAGGGGTGAGTTGTTCAACGCAACAGAGGCGGCGAAAAACCAGGGCGCTTGGTATCCAAAGGAATCCGGTGAGGTTCAGGGGCCGATAGACGCAGACAGCATAGAGCGCATCTATCAGTGGGACGCCTGGGGCGAAATCGGGAACGCGATGGCTATCGCGGAAGCCTGGGCGAAGCTCGATTCTGCCCCGGAAGACCTGGGCCTTCTTCACGCTGAAATTGCAGATAAGACCGATCGATTTCTTGCGGCGTTCATTTCCTTAACTGCCGTGCAGCGGAAGCTGGTCAGGTGGGTGTTCTTGCAAGAGCCTCAGATGACCATACCCGCCGCGGCGCGAGAGCTGGGTATTTCGCGGTTTATGGCTGGTCGCTTGCTGAAGCGGGCGCTCAAGACAATGCGCGAGGTTATCCAGCGCATGGAAGTCAACGAAAAGAAACAAATGGCCGCCAAGAGGGCGGCCTTCTCAATTCCGGGGGGCAAGATGCCAATGGGCACCCGTCTTATTCCCCCAGGCCGTCACGGCTGACGCTCTCCGGAGACCTTAGAGCGCGGCGCTGAAAACCGCTCGCGCAGCAACTGTGCCAAGGAAGACAACAACGGCTGCTACGCATCCAATTGCCTTTAACGGATGCTCTTTCCCCTCTTTTAGGAACCACTGCGTTCTTCCAACGATCCAAGACAAGGGCGTCAATAAGCGGGCGATCAGGATGCCGAGCGCGAACAACAGCAACCAAACGAAAACTGCAAGCGCGGGCAATGTCCAGACCATAGGAACTACGTTGGTCAAGGCGTCGAACAGACCCGGCTTCGGCTCTTCGGTCAAGGTCCACAGAGTTAGGATTCGCACCACTTGAGCAACAAGCACGATTGCTGCCCCGCTCACAGCACCGAGGGCGAGGCCGATCACCGATTTCGTGCCGCTTCGGATTAGCACTGGCCTGATCACAAAAAGAGACAGGTAATCTGGGAAGATGTTGAACGACAAAATTATCAAACGTATAAAAATTCCGTATAAAACCCATAAATACCCAGCTTTCCACTGCTCGAAATTCTTCGGCATACCGACTGCTGTAAGACTATACAACTCGAATAAAAAAATTACCGAAACTACGGTCGTAAATAGAACCGACCGGAAAAACGCCCGCCAACGCAACAGCGGATACGTGTATATTCGATCAAAGACTTCGACCAACGCTGACGCGATTTGCTCGTTCTTATAATGTTTGAACCTCATGGTTCGCGCGAGCCAGTCCTTTGCTTCATCTGAGACTTCCTTGTCTAACCAGAAAAAGAAGCCATATGCCATCGCCGCGTACCCAGCTGGCGCGGCCCACCCAATTTACGGAAATGATCGTCCAGGCGCAGATCTACATCGCTATGGCGATCTTCCTTCTGGTGTGTCTGTCCCTGGCTGAACTGGCTGATTGATGTTCATTACCGTCCTGGCGACCTCTGCCACTTGGTGGCGGGCGTTGATGCTTGCGTAGAAGAGATCGTCACCGACAATACGCTGCAAGAGCAGTTGACCATGACCGAGTGCATGGTTGGGCTGCCGGCAATCGTCAAGTGGAAGAGTGAGCACCCGCTGTATCACAGCGATACGTGGCGTGTAGCCAAATGGGGCTGTCGCATCGGCAACAAGCCGTCGCCGCCGCCAGAGGGCAGGGCATGAGCATATCGCACTGGGGAATGTTCGACCTGGAGTCGCCTATAGGCTACGGCATCATCTCGCTGAGCGAGTGGGTCGACTTCTTTGAAGCGGTCCGCCGGCTGTCGTGGGGATTCCTGTGACGGCCAAGGTTATCAAGGTTGACTTCCAAAAGCGGAAGGTCGAGCCGCCGCTCCCGATCGAGACTTTTGAACAGATGGCAGCTCGGATCTACGACGGCATAACGCTGCCGCCGTCGACCCTGGATGCTCTGTACGTTCCCAATGGTGGGGTCGCGATACCAGACACGGCGCCCAGCGAATACGTAGCACCTGAATCGGACCCTGCATAAAGCTATCATCCAAGACCAGGGCGAGCATGCCCAAGAAGTCTTTCGCCGGCCCTGGACGCTCGTTCCCCATCAACGATGCCACCCACGCCAGGATGGCGATCTCGGGCGCGACGAGGTCTGAGCGAGCCGGCAACATCTCGGCTGGCGAGGAGTCAAAGATCAAGACAAGGGCTCGAGCCAAGCTCGGCATCCTCGGGAAGGTAGGCAAGTAAAAGCCTCGCTAGCCAACGGGCCGAAAGCGCCCTTCGTGCGGTAGGGGGGAGCGCTCCCGGCCGTCAGGCCACTGTGCGGGAAGCAGCACACGCAGCGCCCTTGGAGGCTTCTGCTTCCCATGGGGGCAAGTGGCCGCGTCAAAATAGCACCGCACCCAGTGCCGCAGCTATGTCTTGTAGGAACTTCGTAACCTCGAGCCAGCTGCAAAATGCAAAACGAAGCTAGGCAAGTAATGGCATACGACAGCAAAGACGAACGCTCGAACAATCTCGGCAAGGTG